TGGAAAATATCCCTCTAAAACCATTAATTCTACAGGCTTCATTAGAGTATTCGGTTCGTGAGTAGACGCTTCAGTGCTTCGCCAAATTGAATTCGAGTCAAAATCCCAATTATACAAAATCGAGACCGTGTCATCGGTTGTCAAAGTCATCGGCAAGGCTCTCTCAATAGTAAAAGTAGCCGCCCCGCCAACTGTACTTGAAGTATGAGAAATGATTCTACTTCCCCAGTAAAAATCGGTAGATTCTGAAGTATCATAAATTCCTAAATAATCATTTTCATAATAATCAGTATTTAAGGCAGTTGAAGTAGAAGTCAATGCAACCGTTGTTGCTCCAGAAGTTCCTGAAATATTACTACCCGTATAATCTATTTCTCCTATTGTTAAATCTGATATTACTAATTTATTAACAGATAAAATATCACTTTTAAGAAAAGGGAATATACGATTCTTACCATTACCGTCTAAAAATATGTGAAAAGTTTTAGGATAAAAAACATCATTAGTGGTTTCTTCAATTATCTCTTCAACGCGGTCAATAACTTCTTGTTTTTCGGCAGTAGTTGCTCCTGTAGAAAAATTGTCTATATCAGATATTTCTATGTAGTTGCTAATTCTCTCCACCTCCTAAACTTAAATATTAAAAGGGATTGTTAGGCACAACCCCTAAAAAGCCTTTTTATTTATGGTGCAATATTTAAATATACAAAACCATTATCAGTTGTATCAGTTACCCAGCCAGCTTCTCCTATTTTTTCAGCAGCAAGACTAGCTGCTCCAGAACTTGCTTTTCCTCCGGAGCCAGCAGCACTTGCATCACGCATAACAGTAGTTCCAGCAGCCATTGCAGTTTTGATTAACAACGGGCAAAGCCCCCAAGTCTGTAACCAGAAATACGGAGTTGCAACGGGAACTGCTACAGGAGCAACGCCTACGGCTACCCCTGTCATAGTAGTTGGAGCGTCAATTACATCATCATAAAGATTTTTCACCACACCGGCTTTTGCGCTTGTGGAAATTAAAACCTCTAAAGTATCTGTAAAAGTAAATGGCACGGAAACTCCAGATGCAGTTGCGCCAGTATGTGATAATATTTTCTTCATTTGACCACAACCTTGAGCGGCAGTTCCATCACTAACTATATAATAACCATCTTTATAGGCATTAGCAGCAGTTACTCCAGTTGATTTTAAAGTAGCATATCCAATGCTTGCTCCGGCTGTGCTTGCTGTGGCAATAGTACAATCGTATTCAGCGGTAGTATTTCCACCATTAGCAGCAGACTGAATTAAATCACCTGCAATTATAGCTGTCCCGGTATCACATTTTGCATATCTGAAAACTTTACCATCATGGGCTCGTCTTGTTCCTAAAGCATAATTTTGTGTAGCACTAACTGACATTATTGCTTGTACAGTTTTATCAGTTTCCAGCCCGCCTTCAGTAATCAAATCGCAATCTATTCCGTCAGCGAAAGCATCCTGTATAATTCTACTCCAGTCTTGTCCTATATCAGTATCTAAAGTTGCTAAATTCCTTTTCATTATTTTTCACCTTCTTTGTTCATTAATTTTAATAATTGTTCTTTTTTTATATTATTTTTGAAATTAATATTTTTCTCTTTTGCTATTTTGCGAAGTTCGAAGTAATTCATTTTCTCATAAACTCCAGTAACTTCTACTTCAAGAAATTTTGCGGCTTCTCGGGCAAAATCTTCATCTTCAGTAGTTACATCTGCACCTTTTGTCAAGAAGAACAATTTGCCTTTGACTATTATATCTTTTGAAATTCCAAAATTATGAATTTTATATAGCATCGATTACCTCTTTCTTCGAAAATAGTTTTTATTCTTTATTAACCAGTGTGTGTTACATTATACAAAAGCACTGCAGCTTCCGGATTTTCTACCTGAACATCTGCGCGCACAGAATAGAACACATATGTCGCTTCATCCTCAGGTGCCCTTTTGCTTTCTAGCTTTAAGCTTCTTTGTAATGCAATTATGAAATTATCCTTATTTGTTAAAATTACATCTGTAAAAGTGCCTCCAGTAGAACCTTCGGTTCCAGCTACTCCGCTTGACATTGTAGTCGGCATTTGAGGAACTTCAACAATTTTGATTTTTCCAAATTTTAAAGGAGCATCCCCTAAAATTGCATTATCTCCGAGTACAGTAGAACGTTTTGCCAATGCATCAATATAATCAACTGAGACTATGTCGTTACAGAAAAATCTTAAATTGGATAATCCGCCTCTTTTGTATTTACTTGGCATACTCGAAATCATTTTGCTAAATTTAAATTCCCAATTAAAATTTCCGCCTGTGCTTTGCTCTGCAATTCCGCCAGCATAACTAAAAGTGCTAGTCGAAGATGCGTCGAGTAAAGTAGCTGCGTCAGGTAAACTTCCTGAACTGTAAGGAGTGGTATCACATAATCTTGCCCTAAATCCAGTAAATATACTTCTTGCATCAGTTGCCGCATAAGCAGTTGTATTTCCAACATAGAATATTTCGTCTAATTCGTTTGACACTTTTTTAGCTACCAGTTTCATAAGATGGTCGGCAAATTTTTCTCCTTCAATTCCATCTTCTAAATCATCGTCATAAATCACTACGGCGCCTCTCAGTTTTTTGCTAGCCAAAGTTATTTTTCCTTCTGAAAATTCTTTTACGTAGTCACTTGATGCAAAGGTTGCAGCAGGTTTCAAAAATCTTGTACCGCTCTTCCAGCCCAAATATCTGATATTTTTCTCATTCTTGTCCATTTTTACTATGCGGACATTATCTGCCCAAAACGACTCATCGACTACATAATCGATAAATTTATCCGCTTCCTCAGAAGTCAAAACTATATCAGGTAGTGCCAACATTCCTTTTAGAAATTCTTTTTTGTTCAATAACGCTTTGTTATCTAACATATTATCACCTTCTTTTACTATAAATTTTTTATTCGTCATCATCTGGTACAAGGCTTGGCCAGTTGCCTTTTTTTACTTCTTTCTTGTCTTTTTCAGCTTTCTCTTCTTCCAGACTCTTTTTGACACCCTTTACTTCTTCGATTTTTTCTAACCTACCCGCTAAGCCTTCAACAACTTTGTTGCCTTTAGAAATTTCTCCTAAAATAGATTCTTTAAGTTCTTTTAAAGATTTTTCAAAGCCCTCATTAACTTTGTCTTTTTCTTCTTCTTTGGGCTCCTCTTTCTTCTCAACTTTTTCCTCTTCTTTGTCGTCAACTTTCTTAACTTCAGGTTTGTCCTCTTCGGGTAAAATACTCATTAAGCATTCTATCGCTTTTTTAAGATTGTCGATAGAATCTTTTGACAATTTTGCACCCTTTTTCTCTACTTCGGTGTCATCTTTTTTCTCTTCTTTTTCTTCTTTTGGATATTTACTAACGGCAAATTTCGCTAATTTTACTATTTCATCAGCCAATTCGTCAGGTAAATCATCTCTGTATTTCGTGAAAATATCTAAAGCATCTTTTAAAATCTTGATATCTTCCTCTGCAAAAGTTTCCATATCCGGTTTCATATCTTTTGCAATTTCGTCTTTGTACAATGACTTGTACAATCTTACTAATTCGTCCATTTTGTTCACCTCTTTTATTTTTTCTTGATTATCATTTTTATCATCTTGTCTAATTTTAGCCAAATGATTTCTTTCTTCAAATGATTTTTTTCTCTTAACTACTGCAAAATGTGTACGGTTTGCAGGCATATCCACGAGACTTATTTCCGAAATATCAATCCCAACAAGCTTACGCATTAAACATCACCCTCTTTTAGTTCGTATCCTTTATAAAATAAAAAAACGGATAACAAACTATACATTTTTTTAATCCATATAGCTTGTATCCGTTTTGAAGCATTTCCGTTATAAAAATCTTCCAGGCATACAACTTTGTGAACTTATCTTTTCCTTATTTTTTTAATCATAACGTATCTTAAAAAAAATATCAAATGAATTTTAAAACTTTTTTGAAATATTTTTTTATTTAAACACTTTGAGCCCGCCCAGCCATTGACCAGCCGTTTAATTTCTTGTTTATAACATCTTCCCAAATATCTTTATTCTCTTTATCTCCTAAATATGCCGACATCCACCAATCACCAGATTTAAGCAAATGTTCACTGCCCTGACCACCTTTATATGTGTCTGATTCCACTTGGAAACACTCGATTATCGGAATATTTCTTGAAATTCCTTTATGCATTACTTTGATGGTTTTTTTCTTCAGCATGAACCCTTTAAGCGCCTTCCAAATCTCATCTGCATCAGCTCCGTCTCCCTGTGCATCTTCTACTCCAGCATGATAAACTACCCCTCCTACTATATGCTCTTTGCGGTCTATTTTTTGGAATTCAAAATTTATCTCTTCATTTTTTTTAACTTTCTTTTCAGTTTGCTTAGGTTCGGCCAGTTTTTCGTTACCACTTCCCGTTGTAGCTTCTTCTCCCGATTGTTGTCCAGGACCAGGTCTTTCTTCTCTACGCATCTGTGAACCACATTTTGGACATTTAATATCCTTACAATGAACAACTGTTGACATTTTGTAGCCGCAAGATATGCACTCACAATTAAACATTTCTGCTTTTTCATCTACTTTTTTTGTCTTGTTTTCTTCTACCCACGCTTTTGCCCTCACCATATCCCATTTATTAACATCGAACAAATATGTCGCAATTGTTTTTTCATCACCGCAATACAATGCTTTGATTCCTTTTTCTGCAGATATGTCAATAGTAGAGGTAATTTTACATTCCGCAACAGGAATCCTTACATATTTTTCTGTAACCTCTGGCTTGCTTATCTCAAAACTATTTTCATTTAGAATCTCACCATCATCTATAATTCTTCCGCTCCATTTCTCCAAAGCTTCATCAATTTTTTCTTTATAATCTGAAAGACCTTTTGATAAATTAACCAAATATATTTTATTAGGAGTTAACTCGTCTGCCAATTTCATCAATTCTACAAATGATAATTCGCCCGTTACTCCATCATTTTCGTAATCGTTGACCTTGACAATCCAATTTGTCTTTGTAATTAAATCACCCGCTATTTTAGTTAAAGGGAAAAGTCTAGGTAATATACAGACCTCGATACTCCCTTTTGTAATTTTCAACCCCATTAAATTTTTAGTTATTTTTATCGGAGTAATCATAGATTCATTTTTGGTTATTTGTAATGATTTTATCAGTAAATGCTTTTCTTTTACTTCTAATTTATCAATTATTTTCCCCATAGAATACACCGGTAGATTATATTTTTTTAAGAGCTCACAACATTCGTCATTCTTTTGGGTAATGATAATATAATCAATATCGCCTTCGAAATCCTTCTTTTCTAACAATGGGTCAATTAAAAAACTGTCGTTATCAATATTTACCAATAAAGACCCTTTTAAATTTTTAATGAAGAATTTTTTAGTCTTTAAAAGTCGTTTATCAATTTCTCTTTTATTATATTTTAATTCCCTTGATTCGAACTCATTTGATAACATTTTGTATCCCTTGAAAAATATATCCCATTCCACTTTCAACAATGGTTCTTTCTTTTCAAACCCCATATATTTAGCAAATAATTGCAGAAAACGCAATCGTAAAACATATAGATTTGAATTTGTAGCTTTTCTTAATTTTGATTTAGTTACCTCTTCTAACCGCATCTTTAATTTCACCTCTTTCATTTACTTTTATCCCATTCTTTTTGATTATGATATACTTTGCCACTTTTTAAACTACTTAAATTTGCATAAAACAATATTTCATACTTTGATATTTTATTGGAGTTTTCCCAAACATCCATATTTTTAATTTCTTTATTTTTTTTCTTTTTGGCAAATGGGCAAAAATAATATCGACAAATTATAGGGTGATATCCCCAAATTCTGCAAAGCCTTGTTTTGAGGTCAAATGCCTTGCACTGCCATAGGCCATTTTTTTTCTTCACCCAGATTATACCTTTGACATAAAGCCAATCACCCGTTTTTAAAGTTGACGGGTCAACCCCTTTTCTTCCACGTTTTAATTTAATATCTGCATCATCACAACAGGTTCGAACACAATCTTTACAATCAATTTTTTCCAATAAATCACTCCTTTAAAATTTTTATAACATCTTCTAAATTTCTAACGACGTGATATTCGCCACCCAATTTTTCAAATTTATCTCTCCATATTTTTTGCGTATCAGATAATTCTCCTGTTTCTGATTTTACTTCGAGAGCAATAGTCTTTGCATATTCGACACAATAATCTGGCGGGCAAAATATTTCACGAACCCAAACCAAAATATCTGGGCTTCCTTTTTTGCCAGTTTTTATGTAATGCCTATCCTTCGTTGCGACATTCAAAGAATTGCTCCTCTGAAACATTAGCTTACCCATATTCTCCTGGACTTGTAAATAGTCCAAAATTACCCGCTGAATATCAGATTCTTTTATCTTGAGTTTTGCCATCGAAAATCCTTCCCCTTTTTTGGAAATTCTATTATTTAAGAAAAAAGTATTTTTTAAAAGTTTTTTTAATAATTTTTTTAAGCCTTTCCTCTTCTTTTATTATATTTTCTTTTTCTTTTTCTTTTTCTTTTTCTTAGGAGAAGGGCTTATATACCACTACCAAGCCACTTATAAGGGACTACCAAGCCACTACCTAACCACTTGGTAACCACTTACAAATTTAGTATATAGTAATAGTTTCCTTTTGTTTTATTTTTTTTGGAATTATTTTTTATACCTTTTTTTATAAGCTTTTTTACCCCTCTAATTTTTCGCTATTTTTTATGTTTTTTTATACTTTTTTTTGTTATTTTTATTATTTTTTAAAAAAGCAGTTATTTTTTAACCCCTACCTAACCCCTTACAAGTCACTTAGTAGTGGTTTGCTAACCACTTGTAAAAACCTATATTCCTACGTTGACGATTTTTGCGATTTTATAGCCAAAAAACAGGGCAAATATTGGGTAATATTTTTGTCAAATTTTATTAATTTTTAAAAGATAAATAATTTCTTTTAAACCGTTAATATTTTTATTCCATAATTTTCTTGATTTTATTTGTTCTCCTATTTTCTCTATATCAAGAAAACTTTCTCTTAATTCACTTAAAAAAATTATGGCTTTTTCTTTATTCATTTTTTCTCCAATTTATCTTTATTGAATTGATAAACAGGTAATTTTTTAAATTGGGTCAAAGTCATGCCACTTTGGGTTAACCATTCTATAAATTCATCTGATTTATATTTCGGCAAATCCCAAGTTTGTTTTGTCCAATCTGCATTTTCTAAATCTGCGTCAATATTTAATACCATTATTTTACTCCTTTATTCTGAAATTCATTTAAGATTTACAAAGAGCGGGGACACAGCGTCCATATGCATAGCTACTGCCCTCCCTGTCACAATTCTAAAACTTTCTTTACCTCCCAATATGACAAGTTCAGCTTCACTTTTGCAACCGAATCCGGTTTGACATGTACTTAATATACGACTTATGGGGACGTTTGATTGAATTACCATTTGATTACCCATCCCCGCAAA